CGTCGTCATCTTCAACATCCTTCTCTTCGTCTTCGTCGTCGTCGTCTTCGTCATCCTTCTCTTCGTCTTCGTCGTCGTCGTCTTCGTCATCCTTCTCTTCGTCGTCGTCGTCATCGTCTTCATCACCATCCTTCTCTTCGTCTTCGTCGTCATCGCTATCATCAACTTCTTCTGAATTATTTTCATCATTCATATCATCGTCATAATTTTCAATACTTTTTTCTTTTATTTTAAAACTGGGTTCATCATTCATTTGTTCATTTAAATCGAACTCAAATTCTATATTTTTTATATTATTGTCATTTTCTATATTTACTTCATGATTACATTCTTCTTCAAATTCAATTAAAGGTTCTTCTTCGTTTTCAATAATTATTATTTGTTTATAATTGTAAGGATGTAATTTAAACATTTTTGTTTTATTTGTATTAAAGAATGTAGATTCATGTAAATACTCAAAATCGTCGCTTATATTAAATTTAAACTTTGATTGAATACCATTAAAAGAACCAAAATATTCAATTCCGTGAAAAAAACCATATTTATATAAAAGTTGCGAACTTAAATAACAAAAAAAAGAATCTACATAAGATGCGTTATTTATTAATTCTACTAATTCATTCTTATTTTTAGATTTTAAACTTTCTAAAGTATATTTCTCATAATTATTTTCAACTTTTCCTATCATAAATCTTATTGGGTCTAATAATGGAGAAAATTTAATATGAATATTTTTTTTTTCAATTGCTTTTATTTCATTATTATAAACTTGTTCTAAATCAATAAATTGAAAATTATTATTCAAACAAATAGAATCAACTTTTTCAAATGTATTTCGCGAAGAATAATTATTACTATTCAAATAGTAATAGTAAATTGGATTAAATAATTGTAAATAATTAAATGAAAAAGGATTATAATTATTTTTTTCATCGGATATATTTTGATTTTTATAGTTTTTTTCTAAATAATTAAAATCCGGTAATTCTTTTATAATTGAAAAATCAAATATAGGTAATAAGTTTATGTTGTTTAAAAAATCCATATAATTAATTGAGAATATGATAAATTAATATTTTGTACGAATAATTAAATGAAATACACAAACATCCGATAAATTAGGGTCTTTTATTATCAAAATATAAATAAATGACTTTAGAACTAAAAAAATTTGATATGCGTTCGATATCATTTAAAGCAGATGAAAATAAAGGACCAGTAATCGTTATGATAGGTAGAAGAGATACAGGTAAATCATATTTAGTAAGAGATTTATTATTTCATCATCAAGATATACCAATAGGAACTGTTATATCAGGAACTGAAGCAGGTAATGGTTTTTATGCAAATCATGTTCCTAAATTATTTATTCATGAAGAATATAATACAGTTCTTATTGAAAATGTATTAAGAAGACAAAAAGTAGTATTAAAACAAATAAAAAAAGAAATGGAAATGTATAAACGCACTACAATCGACCCTCGAACATTTGTAATTTTAGATGATTGTTTATTTGATTCTTCTTGGACTCGAGATAAAATGATGCGTCTTCTTTTTATGAATGGAAGACATTGGAAAGTGTTTTTAATAATAACCATGCAGTACGCTTTAGGAATACCACCAAATTTAAGAACAAATATAGACTATGTGTTTATATTAAGAGAACCATATTTGTCGAATCGAAAAAGAATCTGGGAAAATTATGCATCTGTTTTTCCGACATTGGATGCTTTTTGTAGTATTATGGACCAGACTACTGAAAATTATGAATGTTTAGTTATTAATAATAATGCAAAATCAAATAAACTTACTGACCAAATTTTTTGGTACAAAGCAGAACCTCGTCCTGATTTTAAACTTGGGTCAAAAGAGTTTTGGGAATTATCGAAAAGTCTTACTGATAATGACGATGAAGTATATGATCAAAATAAAGGTAAAAAACGTACTACACATATTAATGTTAAAAAAACATAATACTTTATTTAATACATATTTTATATTTTTAATAAAATAAAATAAAATATGAAACATATCATGATGATGTAATTTACATAAATATCATTTTTTTAAATACTCTTTTAGTAGGTTTGTTATAAATTGTAATTTTATTTTCCGGAATTTTATTATTTTCAACATTTTTTGAAATTATTCCATAATTAGCATATGATTCTTCAATAAATAATCTTTTTATTTCATTGTCGTTTTCATCAATTTTTAATGCAGTTAAATAATTATACATTGCATATTTGTCAATATCTAATAATATTACTTTAAATTCAAGATGTGGATATTTTGTACGTATCGTTTTGTATAAAAGACTAATATCATTTTCTCCGTTTATAAAAGAACGTTGTAATATAAAGTCTATTTTTTTTCCACTTGTAATTAAGTCTTTAAAATTTTGTATTCGTCTTTTATATCTATTATTAAATTCTTTAAAATTGTCCATTATGTAATGATTTATTCCGTTCTTCCAATTCTGAGTAATATAAAAATCAAAACATGGTGATTCATGTAGAAATACAAAGTTATATTTTTTATTATAAATTACATTTTGATTCTGTATTAAAGTATTATAAAATTTATTTTTATTTTTTTTAAGTTCAACGTCGAAAAAAAAATCAAAATCATTATTAATACAATTAATGATTCCGTTGTAATTCGAAATCATTTCATCAAATGGACAAGTTTTATATCCATCTATTTTTTTACTTCGAATATTTGCTTCTACTCCATAAGAAGCACTTCTACAATTATTTCCTAATGAAATACCTTCTCTATCTGTTCCTAAAAAAAGAGAAGTATTCATTATTTTATATATCATCTATATTTATTTCGTCCTTAAATATTTGTATTGGTTTTACGTTCATCGTTGTCATCGAATTCGTTAATGTTTTAACATCATCTTTATTGTATTCGTTTTGGTTTTGGGATTGGGTTTGGGTTTCGTAATCGAATGCGGTTATTATTATATTATCATCATTTGAACCGTTTACTCCAACACACAACAAATTATTTAAAAAATGATTTAAGCTGGATAAATCATAAGTACTTATTAAAATCGGAAGATCAGTATTTTCATCATAAACTTCTAATAAATCGCAATTTTTAAAAACCGGAGTTTCAAAGTGTCGAAAGCCAACCAAAACATATTTACCAACCGAAATTATACAAGAGCGTTTGGATCTTCCTTTAAATTTACCACGAATATGACAATTATAAATTATCCCGTCCGCGTCTTGTGTTATTATTTGACACATATTTCCAAAAAATTTAACTACTCTACCTATTTTCTCTAGTTCATTAGAAGGAAAAACCGTATTGGATAAATATGATATATTTTTTCGAGCAAAAGATTTAAATCCCTTTCCACCTTTAGTGTTTTTCTTTGGCATTATTTATATTTATTTAAATATTAAAAACAATAATCCTTAAATCAATTTTTCGAAGAAGAAAAATGTTCAAGAAAAAAAAGAGGAAAACAATAATATTCAAAAAAAGAAAACAATAAAAAAATAATAATTAATTATTATTATTTTATTTTTATTTTTATTTTATTTTATTTTTATTTTTATTTTGAGATTTTGAAGATATTAAGTCTATTGTTTCCCTTTTCCTTTTTTAGATGTTTTTTTCATTTTATCTTCTTGAACAATTTTCTTCTTCTTCTTCTTGCTATCGGTGTTTACATTTTCTTGTAAATTATTAATTTGTTCTTGTTCTTGTTCTTGTTCTTGTTCTTGTTGTTGTTGTTGTTGTTGTTGTTGTTGTTGTTCTTCTTGAAGTTGAACCGTATTAACAACAAGTTTATTGTTATTTATTCCAATAATTGATAATGAATCTGCATCATAATCAATGACATTTGCACCCTTATTATCTTCTTCTTCTTCGTGTTCTTCTTCTGCATCATAATCAATGACATTTGCACCCTTATTATCTTCTTCTTCGTGTTCTTTTTCTTCGTGTTCTTCTTCTTCTTGTTCATGAAGTATAAGAGTATGATTTGTATGATTTGATAAATTCGAAATATCATCATCAACTTCAGGAATTTCAAGAACAAGTTCATGTTCTACTTGTTCATCTTCATCTTCATCATCATCATCTTTTGTTTTTTTATTTCGTCGTTGTTTCTTTGAATCATCTTCATTCGCATTTGTTTTCTTTGCATTCTTTGCAGCCTCTTTTTCAGCCTTCTTTTTTTCTTTTTGAGAGTTTTTCTTTGCCTCTTTTTCAGCCTCTTTTTCAGCCTTCTTCTTTTCTTTTTCAGCAAGTTTTTCAGCCTTCTTCTTTTCATCATTTGCAATTTTCTTTGCAAGTTTTGCCTGCTTGACTTCCTCCGCATCAACAGGATCAACTATTTTCTTTGGTTTTTTTTGTTTTGGAGCAGAAGGTTCCATACATATTTGAATAATCTTTTGCGATAAAGATGCAGTGTCGTTTAAAAACATTCGAATATTGTCATCGGAAACATCAATGTCAATATTTCTCGTGTCCTTAACAAACACAATAAACTTTTTAATAACTTCAAAAGCAGGAGCGTTCGACATTTTAGAATAATTTATTTCAAACAAACACAATCAAGTGTAAATATGTTTAAATAATTGAAAAAATAAAAATAAATCAATTTTTTTAAAAAAAAATGATTTCTCAATATTTATTGAAAAAATACTGATTTCTCAATAAAAGACTCATTTCCCGACGAGGCGGCGCTTCGCGCCGCCGAGAAAGAAAGGCATATAATAACGTTTTAATTTATGGTTTTGGTTATATTTATTTTAAATAGTGTATGTATATTATATATTCGACAAATAAAAAATAAAATAAAATAAAATAATATTATTCAACAATTTCTCCAATATTATTTTTTAACAAAGAAGAAATAAAATAATATTATTCAACAATTTTCTCCAATATTATTTTTCAACAAATAAAAAATAAAATAATATTATTCAATAATTTTCTCCAATAATAATATTCGACAAATAAAAAATAAAATAATATTATTCAATAATTTTCTCCAATATTATTTTTCAACAAATAAAAAATAAAATAATATTATTCAATAATCTTCTACAATAATATGATTCAACAATAATATTCGACAA